TGCGTCCGAAGGTGCCGACGTAGAACTGATTGGCAGCTTGCAACGCGGGTTCAACCACCAGCGGAACGGCGTTAGCGCGTCCGATGCCGAGTTGCAGCGCGGCGTAGGGATGCAGCACCACACTGTACGGTCCCGGAATGCCGCTGGCGATGGCGATTGCTTCCGCCTTGGCGATGGTTTCCCACGTCAACGCAGAGCCAGCCGATCCGACGGAGCCGCCTGTGAAGCTGGAGAACGCGCCGAGCAGATCGGTGTCTACCTTCGAGGCGAACACGTAGCGGTTCACTTCCAGCAGATCGCCCATGATGTCCATCATGTTATCGCTCTCCACGCGGGCATCGGTGATCAAGTAGGGATTACCGATTTCAGCGGGAGTGATGGTGCCGAACGGCGTGCGGGTGAAGGCTTGCAGCGTGGTCAGGTCGTCAGTTTCCGCCAGTCCGGTTTGCACTGAGCCTGCGCTGTACTTGTCGGCGCGTCGTGGTTGACGCCCCGTTTGGTCAGAGAACACCGTCACCAGCGAGGGCATGATGGTGTCCTTCATCAGTAACATCTCAGTCGCTTCCACGATGTCGGGGAGCCACGACTGGATAAGTGCGTAAGTAGTCTCGTTTGCCATCTAGCAGCTATCCCTCTTGTTTGCGGAAGGGGTTATCGGTTGTCCGCCCCTTCTCTACGAGATCGATCAGCAGATTGGCACGGGAGGCTGGCGTTGCGTCCCCCAGCGTCCCCGTGTTCACCTGCGTTTTGCTGCTACCTGCGCCCTGCGTAGATAGTCCCTGTGCCTTGAGCGCATCGACAACGAGCTTAGCGTCCGCTTCGATTTCTTCCTTGGTGTTGCCCTGCAACCGCTTGGCGAGTTCGGGCGGTAGCTTGAAGCTCGTGGCTACATCACTGACGATCTGTAGCCGTGTGCGCTCCTGTTCAGCCTTCTTAGCCGCCGCTTCCGCCGCCTCGCGTGCTTTGCGCTCCGTTTCGACGGTGCTGATCATCTGCTCATTGAGCTTGACCAGCTTTTCGACTTGTTCACGCAACTCGCGGTTTTCCACGCGCCGACGCGCCGCCTCATCGCTCAATCGCTCCTGTTGGACAGGATTGGTTTTGGGTTGAAGGGTCGCCGTCACTTGCGTTGGCTGCTGGCTGTCTTGCCCGCCCTGCGGGTTATCGTTCGTGCTGGTGCCGCCCTGCGGCTGTTCCTCTGGCATTACGCCAAACTCCCGTGGTAGTAGTTCTTGTGCTACGGAAATTGTGAAGGGGATTTATCGCGCCGTGTAGCCTCCAATGTGTGGGGGCTAGGCTTCGCGACGCTTGTAATAGTCTGCTAGTTCCTCGCCCAATATCTCGATCAGCGACTTGCGGTAGCCGATCTCACCAAGCAAGTCGTCCTCTTTCACGCCGATCACATCCTTCAGTTCAAAGCGACCATCGAGCCATGCCGCGCGTCCAGCTTTGCCGAGGATGCGCTCTTGCGTCTCCTGATCCTGCTCCCGCAACCACTCCTCGCCCGTCTGTGTCGGCGGCAAGTCCTCGCCGTCGCCAATGCCGAGATCAGCCCACGATCTGGTGACTGGCGCTTTGGTGCAACGACAGTTGGGGTGACTGATCATCTCCTCATCGACGGAATGAATAGATCCGTCAGCTTGAGCGAGGCAAAACGCGCAGATCAAGCCGTCGTAGGACGCCGACCAGCGCCAGCCGATGACGACGCCCGTGCCCCCGCTAACAGGCGGCTGACGGCGAAGTGCGCTCACCCCATCCTCCGATACACCAGCGCCATCGTCCGCTGCGCCATGATCGTCTGGATCGTCCGCACCAGCGACAGCGCGTCGACCATCGGCTTCTGCTCGAAATACGCCGCGATGCGATCCACGATCCACGCCGCTGAGTAGCCCATCTCGGCGGCAGTGAATATCTCGTCTAGTCGTCCTTCCCACTGCATGATCATCTCCGCCCACCGTAGCGGATACTGCGGCTTCACGGTGATGCGCTCCACGTCGCTGACATCGACGCGCGAGGGCTGATCCGTCAGCGCGACGGCGCGGTACGCCACCTGTTCGCCGCGCCGGATGCCGTCGTTTTCCATCATCACGCCGACTTGCTGCGCTGTCTCGGTGAATAAGCGCAAGCCTGCGTGCAGATCGGCACGGAACAGCGCGTACTCAGCGCTGGTACGCAGATCGGAGCGCGAGGCATCGTCCGCCATCAGCCGCATCGCCTCCATTGCGCCCGCCCACTGCTGCGAGGCACGACGGTATGCCGCCTCAAGCTCGTGTGTAGCGCGGTCATAGGCGGGTTGTAGCGCGGCACGCTGAATGTCGTAGACGGCACGCATCAGTGTGGTGGCGGGAGAGGGAGTGGTCATGCCATCTCCTTGCGCGTGATCGCCGCGCCGTTGCCGTTCCGATTGCCGTTCCCGCCGATGTTCGTGTTGCCGTTCTGAGCATCACGCTGAACCTGCTCCTGCGGCGTGCCGCCCTCGTTCTTGATGCGCTCCTGCTCCAATTCGTAGTCCAGCCCCAACTCAGCCGACGCGCTCTCTTTCGACAGCAAACCCATGTCGCGCTTGCCCTTCACCGTCTGCACTTGCTCCACTTCGGACATCGGCAATGGCAGTCTCCACTTCAGCGTTATCTTGCCCTCGTGCGTTTTCTTGCCGAGTTCCAGCAAGCGCCGCGAGATGCCGATGATGCCGCGTGCGTAAGCCTCGTGCAGCTTATCGTTTTGAGCCAGCATGGGCATGTACGCCACCTTCAATCCCAAGTTGGTGATGCCTTTGTAGGCATCGACGCCACCCGTCAGCCTGACGACGTGCATCTCGGCGGAATGTTCCTCCGCCAGTGTGTGGAAGAAGTTGATCGACGCCGCGAGGTCGCTCTGCATTTCCAGCACCTGCACATCCGCTGTTTCGGGGATGGTAAAGAAGGCGTCGATGCCCGTCGGTTGAATGTCCTCCGCCTTCAAGCCCTTGCCGATGGTGCGCGGCGCAGCGTGGATGCGGATGATCTGGTTCACGTCGCTGGCGATCTTGTTCAGGCGGTCATTGATCTTGCTCTCCAGAATGTGCGACTTGCCGTAGTAGCGACGCGGATCGCGTAGGTGCTGCCAGTCTAGGATCGGACCGAGCTTGTAGCTCCAGTCCTCTTTGTCGATGAATGACCAGCGGTTGCCTTCCATCACGTAGGTGCGGATCTGCCAGCCGCTGCCGCCGAATTCCTTCAGGTTGATGAAGTCTTGCCGATACTTGCGCCCCGCCGTCCACTGCAATTCGTACCACATGATCCGGCGCATGTCGTCGGCACGCCAGTAGGGAAGCACCGCCGTCGGATGTAAGGCGATCACTTGCGGATACTCGTCATCCTCGCCAGCTTCCATCACGCGGGCGAAACACTGACCAGTGAGTGCACCGAACAACCCGAAGTCATTCAGGAGCGTGACGCCGCCATTGTGCTCCCACGCCTCCGTAAGCCACGTCTCATCCGGTGTCTGCTCAGTTTCGTTTAGCTCAAAATCGGGGAGCGCCGCGAATGCTAGTGCGAGGATGCTGTCAATCGCTTCGCCGTCGCGGTTGATCACAACGTTCGGATCGACTGCGCCCTCGCGCTTCTTGAGGAAGTGCTTGTGCTTGCCATCGTACTGGTCACTCGCCAGTCGGTAGATTTCCGCACGCAGGCGGCGCTCATTCTCAGCCGCCTCCGCCAATTCGCGCTGATCCTTCGTCGTGGGGTCGTCTGCCCAATATCTAAGCGTCGGTGGCATCGCTCACCTCAGTAGTCGAATAGAACATTGTCGCTGTACACTTTCGTCTCAATATGCGTATCTAGCATCGTGTACGCGCCGGAACAGGCGTCTACGATGTCGTCATGCTTGCCCATAGGGAAGCTGCACAGCTCATCGAGCAGCGCGTCGGTCCAGCTTCGCCGTAGCACGCTCACCATCCCCTCACCTACACGCGCCGCGAAGGGCAGCGCCCGCGTCACCTTGTCTTTGTCCGGTTCTACGCCGCGAATGACGTAGCTGTGCAGTTCGGGACGTGCCGCTAATTTGCCGACGGCGCGGGACATGAACGCCACCTTTTCGATACCGACATGCACACCGCGCTCGTCACGTACTGCCGTCGCCGCCACTTCCGGCTCCACCTCGTCCCATTCACGCTG